ATCTGTTCGTCAGACCAATTCGGCACGTTTTGCCAGTTGCTCATAATGGGATGCTTTAAAATAGCTTTACACTCAACATCACCACAATTACACAGGCCACCGCTTGAGCCATGTAAGCCAAAGATTTTAAACCCCGACTCTATATAGTCGTAAATGTCATTTATCATTGTTATTGCACTCACAGTCTTTTAATAAATACGCCGATAATTTTTCAACAGTTGACAGGTTCGCGCTTTTTGCATTGCCCGTCTTTATATAGAGTACGGTGTTGTAGTGTAACCCTGTGGCAATTGCTACCAACTCTAAACGTCTATCCTGTAATCGTTCGCGAATCTCTGGAATAGTTAAAAGTCTCATTTTGTGGCCCACCTGTTTTGTTTGTGATGTTTGCATCTTAACAATAAAAATATAGATTATCTATAATTTTTTATAGACAACCCAACAAAATTGTATTAGATTGTGCTTATCAAGTCGGGTCAATGGCCTTGCTGATAAACACACAATCCAACGGAGTTACATAAAATGTCATTTTTAGAACAAGTCAAAAAAGCCACACCGCAAGCACCAGTTGTTACGATTGTCGGCTTTGCAGGTAGCGGTAAAAGCTCACTAGCTGGCCTATTTCCTAACCCCATCTTTATACAAGCCGAGAACGCGACTAGCGTTTTTGAAACAGTATCAGATGATTTACAACCTGCATTTTTCCCACAATTGCCAATCCCAAATGCCAAGCGCAACATCAAAACAAGCGATGTCTTGCTTGAGCAATTACGCGAATTGGTGACTCAAGACCATGAGTTTAAAACAGTGGTTATTGATACAGTTACCGCACTTAACATCTTGTTTGAGCAAGAAGTCATTGAGTTTGATGAAAAGGGCGCAAGTAACATTGGCGAAGCGGCAGGCGGATATAACAAAGGTTATTTAGTGGTTGCAGGTATTCACGCAAAACTACGCGCAGCTTGTGAACATCTACGCAAGCGCGGTATCAGTGTCGTGTTTTTGGCACACACTGGCATTATCAAAATGAAGAATCGCCCCGATGGTGGTGAATATGTTGCCTACTCTTTGGATATGCACGAACGCTCACGCTCCGTCTATGTATCAAGTAGTGACATTGTTGCTTACCTAAAAGCCCGCGACTTTGTGGTGGGCAATGAAGAAAACAAAAAGGGACAAACCACAAAGTTTGGGCGCGTAACCAACACTGGCGAACGTGTCCTTATCACATCTAGCGATGGTACGATTGGTTACATTGATGCAAAAAACCGTTATAACCTGCCCGATGAAATTGAAGTCAACAAGGGCGAAAATCCTTTAATCCCCTTAATCCCTTTTTACAACCAACAATAACCCGCGCATTAACGCGCATTAAACAAACGCGCCTACACAAAGGCGCATAGGAGTTACATCATGTCATTTTGGCAAAAACAAGACGGCTCACAAATTGAATCAACAACAACCTTTGAAAGTGGCGGCGGTGAGATTACGCCGATTCCAAACAATACCGCATTGATTGGTGCGATTGAAGAGGCAAAATGGTCGGAGTATCAAGGTGAGCATTACATCAATTTAAAATGGCGTGTGATGCGCCCTGCCGAATATGCTAACCGTGTATTGTTTCAAAAGTTAAAAGTGTTTAGTCCAAAGCAAGGCGACAAAGCCAAGCAAATGCTTGCCGCTATTGACGCGAACGCGGGCGGTAAACTTGCTAAACTTAAAGATGCACCTGAAGATATGGATTTAATGACCGCGCTTGTCGGCAAAGCAATGGCGATTAAGGTGCAGATTTGGGACATTGACGGCAAAACAGGCAACTGGATTAGTGCTGTAGCACCTGCTAAACAACAAGCACCACAGGCGCAAACTCAAGCACCAACACGCCCTACACCACCACAAAACGCACACAATCAAGCAAAATCTAACGCCTACCAAGCGCAAGATGATGATGACGAAATTCCGTTTTAATCTAACCCATTAACCACACCACAAGGCGCGTTAATGCGCCTTTTAAAAGAGAGTATTAAAATGATTAAGTTAAGTTTAACAGAAGACCAATTAGAAACAATTGAAGCCGCACTTGAAACATATTGTATAGGCTTATGTGAAGAAAAAGACCCGCACTTAGCAATGGCAGCGGACGCACAAAAAGCCATTGTTACAGTGCTTAATGAAAAGTGCCGAGGAGCTGTGCCGCACCTTCCTGAATTGCGTATTTTAGCAGAATCTTTAATGCCTGAGCATATAGAAATTGAATATACAACAAACGGACTGCAAGGTGGAGATTCAGGCCATGGCGGATATACCACTCTTAAAATAGGTAGTATTCCGTTTTCTTGCGATATTAAAATAAATGGCGAAAAACAAGAATTTAACGACTTAGAAACGATAGAGATTACAGTTAGAGGAGACTGGGAGTCTAGCGGTTTTGCTTCGGCATTCATTAAGTTAGGTAAAAAACTTTTCAAAAAAACGCGCATAACTGATTAACCCACTAACCACCCTTTAAACGCGCCTACAATGTGGGCGCATAGGAGCATGACAATGTCAAAACAATTACCCACAATAACATCCGCACAACGTAGCACAGAATGGCACGAACAGCGCAAAGGGCGCGTAACAGGCTCTATATCAGGTGCGATACTTGGCCTTAATCCTTTTGTGAGTCCTGAGCAAGCACTACGCAGAATGGTGCGTGACTATCACAACGTAGAATCTGAGTTTACTGGCAACATTGCCACCGAGTACGGCTCGCTTAACGAACCCATTGCACAATTAGATTACACCAACAAAACAGGCAATGCCGTCCATGAGTGCGGCTTTTTTGTCCATCCTGAGCATGACTGGCTTGGCGCGTCCCCTGATGGATTGATTGAGTCAGATAATGGCGAGCTAATGGTGCTTGAGATTAAGTGTCCATTTTCTAAGCGCAACGATTTAATACCTGAGTTTAAAAGCATTTATCATCAAAAACACTACTACGCACAATTGCAATTAGAAATGGCTTGTACAGGTACAAGAAAAGCTCATTTTTACCAATGGAATCGACACGTTGACTCTGTAGAGATGGTATTTTTTGATAACGCATGGTTTAACGATGCACTGCCAAAACTACGCGCTTTTTATGAGTTATATTTGTCAGAGTTAAACAACCCTGCCCACCTTGAATCTTTAACGCCTGAGATTAGCACACCCGAAGCCGTTGCATTGTTAGCAGAGTATGACCAAGTAAGCGAAGCAATAGAAAATGCACAAGCGCGTAAAGTAGAGATAATCGAAGCACTGGCCAAGATTGCAGACAACAAAACATCGGTTATTAACGGGCGCAAGTTTAGCCAAATCACACGACAAGGCGCGATAAGCTACGCTAAAGCAATCAAAGACCTTTTACCAAACGCCGACCTTAGCAAGTATCAAGGCAAGCCGACAACATATTGGAAGTTGGGGTAATGTTATGCAATTACGCCCCTATCAACAAGATGCTGTAGATAGTGCTATCGCATGGATGCGTAAAAGTACCGAACCCGCGCTTTTAGAGTTAGCCACAGGGGCGGGTAAATCATGGATAGCCGCCGCCATTGCTTTTTGGATAACCCAAAAAACAGGTAAAAAGGTTTTGGTTTTACAGCCGTCCAAAGAATTGACTTCTCAGAATTTTGAGAAATATCTAGCCACGGGCGAAAAGGCCAGTATCTTTAGCGCAAGTGCTAATTCAAAATGCACCCGTCATAATGTCGTCTATGCCACACCTAAAACCGTATTAAACAGTATATCGCGCTTTGGTGATGCGTTTGCCTGTGTCATTGTTGACGAGTGCCACATGACCACACCGACCATAAAACAGATTATTGCTCACATAGCCTCTAAAAACCCGATGTTACGGGTTATTGGCATGACTGCCACGCCGTACCGCATGGGAACAGGTTACATCTACCAATACGATGCCACGGGCGAACGTATAAGCAAGTTAGATACCGATGAAACGATAGACGCTTATTATCACAGCCTACTCTACAAGATAAATACACGCGCTCTAATCGACATGGGGTTTTTAACACCTGCTCACACTGACACCACAGCACTACATTACGACACCGACAATCTAACAATAAACAAGATGGGTAATTTTGACGCAAGGCAAATAGAACAAGCCTTTGAGGGTCAAGGCCGTTTAACATCTCAGATTGTTGCCGATGTGGTACAGCACTCACAAGGGCGCAATGGCGTTATGCTGTTTGCCTCAACTGTTAAACACGCACAAGAGATATTAGACAGCCTACCGCCTGACAATAGCCGCATGATTGGCGGAGATGTCAACATGGCCAAAGCCGAACGTGAAAAGCTAATAAACGATTTTAAACAACAACGGTTTAAATATATTGTGAGTGTAGGCACATTAACAACAGGTTTTGATGCGCCTCATGTTGACGTTGTCGCTATTTTACGCGCCACCGAAAGCGCGTCATTATTTCAGCAAATTATCGGACGCGGCCTAAGATTACACCCTGACAAAACCGATTGTTTAGTGCTTGATTACGCTGGCAACATTGAACGGCATAAACTGCAAGACGATATTTTTGAACCGACCATAAAAACATACAAAGCAAAAACGAGCTCCGCGATTGAGGCAACCTGCCCTAGCTGTAATTTTAGCAATGACTTTGCAGCTCGTGACAACCCGCAAAAGCTAGGCATAGACAAGCAAGGGTTTTTTTTGGACTTGACTGGCAACCGCATTTTATTGAGCGTTGGTGCTAACGATGCGCCCGTGTATATGCCCGCGCATCTTGGCCGCCGATGCAATGGTTTTGTACAGTCAATACTCAACAAAGGTAAGCTCGATAGATGCGAGTATCGGTGGGCGTTTAAGTTGTGCGAAAAATGCAACCTTGAAAACGACATAGCGGCGCGTTATTGTGAGAAGTGCAAGGCAGAACTGGTTGACCCTAATAGCTCGCTAAAGCATGAAGCCGCACAGGTTAAAGCCGACCCTTACGCCGTCTTTACCGAAGAAGTGCTATTTTTTAGCGTTAAAAAAGGCATGAGCAAAGCAGGCAATGAAATGCTAGTATGTGACTACTCAACACCTACCACACAATTTAGAGCGTATTATATCGCTGATAGCGATAGCAAGCTGATACAAAGAAAATGGACTAAGCTGTGCCATTCTATTTTTGGCGGCGATGTTAGAAATGTTGATGATTTTGTGCATTTAGCTAATGATTTTGGCTTTGATAGACCTGATACCGTAACCTACCAAAAAAATAAAACCACAGGTTATTTTGACGTGATATTACACAATTACTACCCAATACATGAGGCGACAACATGAAAATACCCGACTGGCTTAAAACGTATGGCGACACATCATATAGAGGCGACTGCCCGCTAGAAGATGCGGAGTTAATGACGTTTTTTAATGAGCTTAACCGATTGCACCCACAGCTCGCACTTGTTGCAATCCATCCCGATAACGAGGGGCTAGTGCTTGGTACAGGACACCATCACCACATCAAACAGAAAGCTAAAGGCGCAATCAGGAACGGTGCGGCTGATATTATTATTGTTGGTAGTCCTAGCTTTGTATGTGAGATGAAGCGCAAAGACCACACAAAAAGCCGTTGGCATGATGGCCAATTAGATTTTTTACAAACTAGCCAAGAGTTAGGAGCGTTTGTGTGTGTTGCGCTAGGCTATGAAGCTGCATTACAAGCCGTTGATACCTGGATTATGAAAAACGCTTAACGCACTAAAGCTCTAAAACAAAAAAGCCACTGATTAAAGTGGCTTTACACCTGAAATGGTGCGCTTCGCATCGAGAGGCGTTTCAGGCTATGACCAATACTAATTCATTTCTTACCATGTTTCAAAGTACGCTTATAGTAATTCAGTGCGTACCCGTAATTCTGCAATGCAAACTTTTTGCACCACGCCATGAAGTCATCACAGTCTATGCCCATGAGCGCACAGGCTTCGCGCACTGTCATCTCGCGCCCTTTGTAGATAATCATAACCGCCCATCCAGTTTGAGACAAAAATCAATAGCCGCCTGCTTGCTTATCTTTTTACGAAACGCGCACGACTCCACGCGCTTATAGTTTAGGCCAAGACTTTCACATTGAGCCGACACGCTATTTAGAGCGATGATAACACGCACAGAACGCGCGTGATTCATTGCCGCTACCCAATCACCATGTTTTGTATAATGGCGTTTAACTGTACATGCGTTGACATTATGCTTTTTTGCTTGCTGCGATAACGCCAATGACTCACCTTCAAACTCAAATATATTCCATTTTGTTTCTAGTAAAGTATCGTCAAC